AATGATACGGCGACCACCGAGATCTACACTCTTTCCCTACACGACGCTCTTCCGATCTCCCAGAGTTAGAACAAGGCTTTGACGAAGGGGACGATGACAATGAGTAAAGTAATTGATGATGTATTAAAGTTAGCAAAAAAGCAAGTTGGCGTTATGGAAAAGCCAGCCAATTCTAATAACGTTAAATATAATACATGGTTTTATGGGCACGCAGTCCATGGGTCAGATTATTCTTGGTGTGCAACATTCGTTGTATGGCTGTTCTATCATTGTGATGGCGCACAGTATGTAACCAAGAATGCCAACGCCGCCTATTTACAGGATGATATTGTAAATCGTAGGGGTGGTAAGTGGATTATGAAGAAGACCGCATCCAATGCTACCAAGAAAGCTGGATGTAAGAAGATGAAGGCTGGGGATATTGTTACGTTCGATTTTGGCAGAAACAATTTGTATCGGTATCATATTGGTATCTTCGCTTACGAAAAGAATGGATATTATTATTGTTATGAAGGTAACACATCTGAAAGTGGTTCGCAATCAAATGGTGGTAAGGTTTGTCTGAAGGCAAGAAAATATACTGACATTTGTGCTATTGCCAGAACAAAGGCTGGTAGTGGTAAGGTTGAACCAGAAAAGATGGAAAAGCTGATTGTAGATGGTGATTTTGGATTTGACACAAAGTGTCGTTTGCAAAAGTGGGTTGGCGTTGACGAAGATGGTGACGTTGGAAGTGGAACCACAAAAGCGTTGCAGAAGAAAATTGGTATGACTGGTAAAAATGCCGATGGTGCATGGGGTGCAAAGACAACCAAGGCATTACAGAAATATCTTGATGCACGTGGTTATGATTGTGAAATTGATGGTGTCTTTGGTAAAGAAACTGTCAAGGCATTACAGAAATTCCTCAATGCTGTTTACTTTGGTGGTAATACAGATGTCGTCAAAACGCAGACAACTGAACCAAAGGTTAATCCACAGGTAGAAGTGGATAAGGTCAATTTGAAAAAGGTTATTGACATTTCTGCATGGCAAGGCAAAGTAACAAAATCAAACTTCCAAAAGGTTCAAAGTGATGGCGTAAAAGCTGTCATCCTGCGTACATCTTATACAACCCAAGTAGGATTCAATCTGTACAAAGATAAGGTCTTTGAATATAATTATAAGAAAGCGATTGCGGCAGGACTGCCTATTGGTGTATATCATTATTCACAGGCACGTACTGTAGCTGAAGCGAAGCATGAAGCGAGATATGTTCTGTCTATTATTAAGGGGCTGAAAATTACATTGCCAGTTGCGTTTGATTGGGAATTTGGTGGAAGGCTGAATCCATCAGTTGCCAAGAAGAATGGTAAGGCTGGAAATAAGAAAATCTGTAATGCGTTCTGTAAGATTATCAAAGACGCTGGCTATGACGTAATGGTTTACGCAAATCTGTCCACGTTCAATAATTACATTGAAGACGATATTTATAAAACATGGAAAATTTGGATTGCGCAGTACAACAAAACATGTGACTACAAGCATCCATATTATCTATGGCAATATACATCAAGTGGAAAGGTAGCTGGATTAAGTGGCAAGATTGACATGAATAAGGGGTGATATAGATGGATACTGCATTAATTCTAACTATCTGTGGTATGATTACAGCGGTTGGTGCGGCAGTTGTTTATATTGCTAAGTTGTTCAAGACCATTAATCAACCATATAAGGAAAACAAGGAAAGACTCGATAAGATTGATGAATATCTTGACAAGGACAATAAAAGGATAAATGAACTTTATGATATGATGAAGCAAACTACTAAAGCGTTCAACATGTCCATAAAGAACGATTTGGTTATTCTAAAGCATTTAGAAAGTGATAATAATACTGGAGAAATGCGCAAGACGATTAGTGAACTGCAAGAATGGTTAATTGATAGACAATTCTAATAAAACATAATATACAATCTTTGGATTGTATATTATTTGAGCGTATAGGTATGTGCCTATATGTTCAAATAATATACAAGACGTATATGGAATTAAAAGGAAAGGAGTGGAAGGATTTGGCAAATATAACTGAAAGCTATTGCATTGGATGTGGCAGACCATATCCTGTCAATGAATTTTATAAGTCGAAAAATCCACACCACTATAATCATTACTTACCATATTGTAAAGAATGTTGTGGAAATATGGTAAGATACTATATTAAGAAATATGGTAATTTGGAAAGTGCTATGTGGATGACATGCGCCAATCTGGGCATTCCTTTTACAAGGCGTGCTTACAACGCATTAGAAAAGAAGATAAATGAAAAAAGCAAGATTGGTAAGAATTATAATTATATAGGAAATTACGTACAAGCAATGAATACTGTACGTAGGGTGACAGATGAATGGGATGATTTTTCTGACACAGATGTGTCGTTTGGGGATATTCAAAGTGTTGAACGTCACGAACAATCATTGCAAGAAGAAATGAAGGAATGTGTGCTGAATTGGGGTCATCAAGAAATTGAAGATTATCAGTTCCTTGAATGGCGATATGAGGTATACACAAGTGATATTCCAGACTTAACGCCATCACAGGAATCACTGTATCGTAGGCTGTGTATGACGGAATTGCGTATCAGACAAAAGGATGAAGCGCACGAAGATACAAAAGCAGAACAGACACAGATGGTGCAGTTGATGAAGACATTACATATTGATGATTTCACCAATAGTAAAGAAATGACTATGGCTGAAAGAATCATTGAATCGCAGATTGCTTGGATGGAAGAAGAGGAACCAGCGTTCCACTATAAGGATTTGGAAAAGTACAAAGATTTTACTGGCAAGGAAAATTATATGTACAATCATGTCCTGCGCCCGCTAAAGAATCTACTTGTTGGTTCAAAGGAATATACGTTGCGTGAAACCAAGGATGATATTGAGGTCAAAGAAGCAGGTGACGACCCTGCCATCGAAGAACCCAAAGAAGAAAATGGTGATGTCACATGACGTTAGAGGAACTTATTGTTGAACAGCGTAAGCGTAGAAAGAAACGTAAGCGTAAATTAACGAAAGACGAACGTAAGCGACAAATTCGTGATTGGTGTACGTTCTATAGACGAAATTGGGATATATATGCTACAGATAGATTACAGATTAACCTAAAGCCATTCCAAGCTATTGTGCTTTATTTGATTGGTGTTAGTGATGTATTTTATCTGATGTGTAGTCGTGGATTGTCCAAGACATTTATGGCGGCGTTAGCGGCATTCATTGAATGTTTACTATATCCTAATTCCCACATCGTTCTGACAGCTACTACTATGAAGACTGCAAAGAAGATGGTAACAGATAAGATGGAAGATGAATTATGTGGTAGATTTTCCCCTGTCCTTAAATGGATGAAAGAAAATAAGCTGATTGAGTTTCATTATCGTGATGAAGAAATTGTGGTCGATTTCAAGATGAATGATTCTTGGATTCGCGTGTTGCCAGCAGTCGAAGGCAGTAGGGGTGAACGTGTTACGTTCCTTATCTTTGAGGAATGTAGATTACTGAAGAAAAATATTGTTGATTCAGTATTTATCCCAATGCGTTCTGCACGTGTACCTGCCTACAGGACAAAGCCAGAATATGCTGAAGATGATAGGTTGGTCGAACGTACTAAAATTATTTATCTGACATCCACACGTTATAAACATGAATGGTTTTGGAACCAATGGAAGACATGTGTTAATAATGTGTTTGCGAGCACGAAGTTGGTATATAATGTGTTCGCAGGGGATATACTTACATCAATGTATCATAAATTCAAGACAAAAGAAGACGTTGAAGCTGATAAGGCGCAGATGTCTGACCTTGAAGTTAGGATGGAATTATTAAACGAGCCACAGGGTGAAATCGAAGGTAGCTTCTATACCCTTAATATGTTTAATGCTAATCGTATTATTAAGCGTGCGTTCGTACCACCTACTGCGGAAGAATATGTGCTTGATTATGCACGTGGTGAAATTCCATACTTTCGACCAAAGAAGGACGATGAAATTCGTGCGCTATACATCGACTTTGCGTTTAGTGATACTGTCAATAGTAATAATGACGCTGACAACACTGTTATAGGGTGTATGTCTGGATATCCAAACGAGAATAAGTCAAGATTCCTGCGTAACTGTGAATATATGGAAACATATTCTGGTGGGCAGAAGGACGAAAGCATTCAGCGTATTAGGGAATTATTCTTTTATTATGAAGCTGATGTTATTCTGCTTGACTTACGTAATGGTGGTGAAGACAGATGGGTTGAATTATCCAAGCCTTTCCACCATGAAGAATTAGGTATTGACCTAAGTGGATTTGGTATTTATAACGATGATAACATTATTAGTTTTTTCTGCGATAAATCCAAGGCAGATAATTTAAGGTCACGTACAGTTGACCCAAATGCATCAAAGGTTATCATTCCTGTTATTGGTACAGCAGAAAGAAACAATAACTATCATCTTGCTATGAAGACAGCATTGCAGAATCATCTTATCAGATTTCTTGAAGATGAAATGACTGTCAAGGATAGGTTGGCAGAAGATGCAGATTTTGCAAGATTAAATTCACACGAAAAGATGCGTAAGTTGTTAGGTCATGTACAGCTTGACATTATGATTGTTGATGAAGCGATTAAGTTACAGCAAGTTATAAATAAAGGTTTTGTTTCATTAGTAGTTGCTGGTCGAAATAAGCGAGATAGGATTGTTGCTTGTGAATATGGTAATTATTTCTTCCATTTGAAGGAATTGGAAATGATTAAGAATCAACAACAGCAAGATTGGAATATCGAAGATTGGCAACTATGGGGTAAAACAAGTTAAAGAAAGGAGGATACCACTTGGCAGAAGAAGAAAAATTATTAGATAAAGAGCAAGTGTGGAGCGTACTGCAATTTGCCGATGCCTTATATAAGGGGTATCCGTGGTTATATGGTGGTGGCGTATATACGCCAGACATATTAAATGCAAATTTGGAAAATCTGAATAATGATTCAGAGATACCCACATACAAGAAAATGCTTAAAGCATTATCCAATGCTGTAGACAATGAAGATACACTGCGTTCATTCTCGCAATATATGGAATATTTTGACACATTATACGAAAAGGTAGCTAACTATAAAGCTAACCTTTTATCCTTTGACCTTAATCCTGTATGTCAAAATGCGACAGGCAAGGATTTTAAGTCAGAAGCGTATAAGACAGATAAGGCGAAAGTAAATAAATTCTTATTCAACTTTGATTATCAACATATTTTCCGTGATGTTGTAAAGAACGTATTACGTAGTGGTGTATATTATTGTTGGTATCGTGAAACGCCAGTTAGGACTGGTGCACAGAAATATGCACTTCAGATGTTGCCACAGAAATATTGTAAGATTACAGGATATTGGGAGAATGGTCTTTTGTTTGATGTTGACTTGTCCTTTCTATTAAGTGGTACAGTTGATATTGAATTATATGCTGATGCTTTTGGTAAGTATTTTGATGAACTGTTTGACCCAAAGAGCGCACGGAGATATGTCCCATCAAATCAATTCAAGGGACGCACAGGTTCATGGGCGTTTTGGGTGCAGACATCACCAGATGATGGTGCGTGGTGCTTCAAGGCAGATACAAGTACGTTTGCTACAGTGCCACCATTAGCTAATCTGATGCGTAACACAGTGCTTGACGCAGAGATTCAGAAGCTACAGTATGATAAGGATTTTGCAAGTGCATATGCTATCCTTATTGGTCAAATGATTATGAAGAAGGATAGTAAGCAGACAAATGATTTTGCGATTGACCCAAAATTACTTGGCGCATTACTAAACATGGTGCAACAGGGGCTTAGTAAGAACATCAAGATTGGTGCTATGCCTACTGAAGTA